TTCTTTTCTATGGCATCCCATACTGTGTCATTTTCCATGTGTTCTCCTACCAGTAATGATACATTAACAGATGCGAACCCACTAATGTCCATACTACAAGTATTGTCCATGCAAACTTATTTGCACTCATGAGTTCCTCCAATGATTAACAATTGGCATGAATGGAGAAGTGATTAGTCTCCATATGAAGTTCAATACTTTCGTTACTGCTCTTTTTACGAAGCCGTTAATCTTACTCGGTGATGTCTTCATCTTGCCAAGTACTCCACTTGCTTTTTCGGCTACTGGTGTTACTGTATCACCAATTGCTCTGTTTACATCTTCTATCGTCAAGTCTTTCATGTTTATCTCCGTTTATTGTTATTAATTTTGTCAGCGTTGGCTTTAGTGAAATACCCAAATCCAAAGATGACTAACATTGCGATTATTGGCGTACAAATCCATAGCAGAATTGCTAGAACTAAGCCATATTTGCCTTTATGTTTAAACAGGTGATCATCAACTTCCGAAGTCAAGCTCCCGTTCTGGTTCGAGGTCAAATTCCTCTGGATCTGAGTCCTCCGATTCAAACCACGTGACTGTTCCATCTTCGTTAAATTCGACATACATATTCATCTCTCGTTAGGGTTAACATGTTTAGTCTTGTTCGCTAAGGCAGTTCATTGCCCTTGCGAAGGAGGCGCAGCCGACTGAGCTACGCCCCCTGTTGCTTGCAAGAATTATGTTATGCTACTTCTCGTACTTGCATACGCATCTTCTTGCTCTCTGGATTTCTGACCAACAACTCCTCATGCTCTTCATGTGGAATTTGCTGAACATTTGTGCCAAAGGTAGCCATTGCTTTGCCACCCTTGTATTTGTCTTCAGGCTTGAACTTGTCAAGACTCTCGGAAGTATGGAAAATCTTGTGAGAAGTGCCAATGCCTTGACCAGGTGCTGCATCCTTCTCGTAACCTGGATCTTCTGGATTACGACTAGCAACTGCAACATCTAGCCTGTGTTGAAGCTCAGCTTCAGTTTCAAGCACATCAATCTCCTGATAATGAGATACTCGACGCACATTGCGCTTGTATCCGTTTCTATCAGTAATTGATACCATTGCGGATTTCCATTCCTCTACAAGTTGTGCCATCTGTGCAATGGCGTTGAGTTCACGCAACTGCTCCAGTGCTTCTGGTACAGATGGTTGAACTACTTCATTCCGTTGGAATGTTACAGAACGTACGTTGGTGTACTTCTGTGTGCTAGCAACCTGGTTGCCAAGTGCAGTCAATTGCGCTCGTAGTTTAGCGTTCTCGTCTACGAGTTGTGCCTTATTCAGGCTTTTTGTGCTTGCGATATTAGTTTCCATGATGTTCTCCATATGGATGGTTAAACGAAATGTGGCACAACGGCTTTATTGCCGATGAACCATGTATTACAGCAACAAGCTCGAGCGAAGCGAGCAAACTGTCTGTATTACACTAGAAGTAAAAGATAATATAATCCAGAGTAGCTTAGAAGGTTAATAGTAATGCATGTGTGGAAGCTATATTACTATATACTATATATATACTAGTATAATATATACTGGTGTTTATGTTTATATTAGTATATGCATTGTACTATCTGGTTTTAACTTTGTACTGGTATCTTACTTAACAGATTAGTGGTTCTATGTATCTTCTTCACATGTGGTCAACGCTTTGTTGCGCTGTGCTATGGGGACTAATGCCTTTGCCTCATCAACGCTGAAGACCCCCCCTCCCCCACAAAACGTGTTACGCCTCCTATATGAATGTCCTCTCCCCCTAAATTGGAGTAAAACAAGTGTTAACCGATATAACAGAAAAATAAAAGATTTTACAAAAAACTTGACATACTTAAAAATATTTGGAAGAATCTTAAATAGTTATAGTTTTTTACCTTTCTATAACTTTACACAAAAGGTGCGGTTGGTAAGTTCCTTCTCCTCTGCTGACCGCACAATCCATTGGAGCGAAGATGCCAGATAGCGAAGCCTTTATACAGACTTACGTTGAGACAGGGAACGTTTTAGCTTCTTTAAGTGAAGGAGGGTATAAGCCTAACAGATCCACAGGCTATGCATTAAAAAGAAAACACCAGGAAGAGATTGAGAAGCGGATGCAGGAACGGTTGAGGCAAACTGGACCTAAGGCATTGGCAGTAGTTGAGAGTTTGATGGATAACGCAATGAGCGAGACTGTCAGGTTAGGAGCTGCAAAGGATATGCTTGACCGAGCAGGATATAAGGCATATGATGAAAACTCGCTTGGAAAGAACATTGAGGAAATGAACGAACAGTTAATTGCACTTGTTGGCAAGGATGGTGCAAAGCTATTAGTACATTCATTGAGGACAAGGAAGCAGATAAGTGGACCAGAGATAACAGGAGAGTAAAATGAGGCAAAAGACGATAGCAGTTAATTTAATATCTGATAACGAATATGGTGAAGGAAGTATTGCAATTAAAGATAGATTTGCAAATGACAGTTACTTATTTAAGTTAGACTGTCTTCAGGACTGGATAGACTTGCTTGATCTTGAATATAGAAAGACTTGGAAGTTATATGGCAAAGAACTTAAAAAGTTAATTCCGAAGAAAGGAGATTAATATGAGTCACGGATCAGAAACAAGAAGAATGCGTGGAGGCAAGACAGGCGTATCAGGAAGACGCAGTAGGAAAGATGCTGGTCTTGGTGAATCACTAAGAGCAACAAATTCATTAAATCCTTTTGATATTAAAGATTCTGTAAAAATGAAAGTTATGGCAACAGAACAAGTATGGAACGATGTCTCACATGACTGGTTTGGTACTAACAGAAAGAAATTTCCATATAATATGAATAAGTGGAAAACTTTAATTAATCAAAATAGCAATCGTAAAGAGATGCAGTAATGCCTGGTTATCATCCTTACAAGACTGAAAAGAAACCATATGCACAGAACCCTTATGGTGGTACATATGCAGGATCAATGTTAACAGATTTAAAGCAGTCACGTCAGTTAACACCTGAAGAAAAAAAAGAAAATGCCGACGTAGTGGAAGAATATGAACGGAAGAAGACTTTGTTAACAGGTTCAAGAGAGCAGGACAATAAAGAAAAGAAAGAGTTAACAAAACAGAAACCCAAGAAGAAGAAACAGACAATTAGTAAAACTAAAAAAGTCCATACTGTCTATGTCTGAAGAAATTTCAATAGCCATGAACATTGATGGCTTTTACGATTTGTTACCAACAACAGGCTTTCATTCTCTGGATTCAAGTCAAAAGATTGATTCATTGATGGAAGTAGAAACATTAGAGATTGCAGAAAGGTTCCTCGAGCTTTGGAACAAAACAGATACGAAGAGTGGCGTTGATTTTTTGATGCGGATACATGCAATGGAGTACCCTTTAAATTACAGGATTGAAGGCCCCCTACTAAAGAAATTTTTAAAGTCTTATGGCTAAGAAACGAAGAGGACAAACCGAAAGGAATGTCGAAAAACGTTATATTGAAGTTGCAGGAGATTGGGAACTAAGCGATCACGATCTTGTTGAGAAGATCAAGCAGAATTTCCTCAATGTTGCAACAGCTAAAGAGAACCAGGGCAAAATCTGGATTACCAGAGGAACTGGTATGGGGAAAGATGGGAAGCTCTTTACTGAAGGATCTAAAAATCTACAACATACAGGAGGTCGCAAGGACTTTGCTGGATATGTCGAATCAAGCAATAAAGTCAAAGCTGCACACCATAAATGGGTAGATAAAGGAAAAGTAACTAAAGAACCTCCTAGAAACCTTGCACAGACAGAGAAGCTACATCTAATTAAGCCTAGAACCTCTGTAGGCTCCATTATTTCCCATGCTGCTAGAGACTATAATAAACAGATATACCAAAAGGCTTTATCAGAAGGGTTACCAGCTAAAGCTGCTGAAGCTCGTAAGAATGCACAGGGGATACGCATACTGCCTGTTACAACAGGAAAATTTGCTTCAGAAGGTAGGTCATGGCAGGAGAAGGTAGATCTAAGAGAAGCATATATTAAAGGCATTGGTGCAAAGCAAAAAGCATTCTTTACCCGATCAGGTACACTTGAGTCGAAGCCAGAGCAAATGGCAAGAGAGATGTATGATAGAGTTGCTGCATATGTCAAGGAACAGGGCTTAGTTAAAAAAACCTCTCTTACCAAAACAAGGGATTTCTTCATTGATGCTGTAAATGCAAAGAAATTTAAGAATCCTGAGATGGCTAAAGAGTTTAAAGCTGGTGCAAGACAGTTTCTAATCAATAAAGAGCTTGACATACACTATAAAGGCGACTCCAGCAAACCTTACCTGACTAAAGATGCACTAGAATCAATGAAAGGGTGGCATCCTGGCTCACTAATTACCTCTGCTTCACAAACAATTCCAAATTATGCTCAATTACCTGGTAAAACAGAAACTACTTATACTGGTAATACCCTAGTAAATGCTGTAACAAGACAAGAAGGCCCAGATCTGCCAGAAAATGTGAAATTAGGAAAAGGAGATCAAGCAGTTCATGTTGACAGGATGACAGAACGCTACCTTAGTTCCCATTTTGCTGAACAGTTAGATGAACAGGGTCAAGTAATTCAAAAATTTGAAAATCCCAATGTAGAAGAGCCTGTTACCACATGGATGGATGAGTTAGGAGACGAAGCAGAAACCACAATGAAGAAAACCAAGACTTATTCTACTCGTGGGGGAACATGGAGTTGGGAGAGTCCTACTCAAGCAACAATATGGAAAGATTATCCAGGGCAGATATACTGGTCAGAGCAAGTTGATACTGGTCTTACACCTTCACAATGGGTAAATACCCTTGATGTTGCAGAAACACCTAAAACTGCGTTAACTACTAATCTTAAAGCTGCACAGCAACATGCATATGGTACTCAAAGTCCACATTCTGTTACTACAGATGCCCTTAAGGAATTTGTTAAGCCTAAAGCAGAATTTGATGTTGTAAGTGGAGAGAAAATTGCTGCTGTTGCACCATCTGTTGATACTGACCAGCATTTGGATCGAACTAACTTGCTTATGCAGCAAGATATGGAAAACATCTCTGAAGTTGCAAAGCAGGGATTTAAACCTGGAGGTAAAACTCTGTTAACTGCATTTGACGCTGGTAAAGTAGGACAAAGTGTTGATCCAGAAAGTCCGATTAAACCGATAAGTGAAATACGCACTCAAGTGATGGAAATACCTGGTACATTGTCAGTTCGTGTAGTTCCAGATCAATCAGAAGGTATATTCCAGCCTACATATGAAGAACGACAACAAATGGCGAAATTCAAAGAGGATACTCAAGCTAATCGGGAAGCATGGGATAGACAGGTTGCTAGGAAAATTCAAGAATATGAAGATAGAGGCAGAAAGCCGTATGTGGCACCAAAACCAGTACAAGGTCAAACTATTGCTCATTTAGGCAAAGGAGATAAGAAATCAACACTTATTAACAGTCTTGCAGAACTTGCTGCTAAACGTAAAGGTGGTGATATGTCCAATTACATGGGTGAAGGTGATCTAGGGATACCAGGAGCTACAACATCTAATACAGCACCTATTACTGATGCAGATATTGCACCCACAGTATCTCAAGGAATTAAAATTATATCTGGAGGACAAATTGGAGCAGATAAAATTGGTCTTGAAGAAGCACGAAAATTAGGATATCAAACAGGTGGTACTGCTCCACAAGGATTCAAAACTTCACTAGGTGTAGATGCTTCGCTATCAGAATTTGGATTGTCAGAAATTACAACAGAACAAATTAATGCGTATAAAGGTCGAGAGAAATTTTATGGACCTCGTACAGAACAAAATGTATTAAATGCAGATGTAACTTTATTATTTACTAATCAAGGATCAGAGAATTCGCCTGGATCGGTGCTTACAAGAAATTTAGCAGCAAAGCATAAAAAGCTATTATTAGAAAATCCATCTACAGAACAAATTAAAGCATTTAAAACAAAACACCCAAATATTAAAACAATCAATATTGCTGGTAATAGAGAATTTACAGATAGAGCTGCTATAAAAAATGCTCTGTTGTCTATGGAAGCAAAACCAGCAACAAAGTCACCTGAAGTTAAAATACCTCAATTCAAAACTGGTGATGTAGTCAAATACACTAATAAAGAGGGTCAAAGTTACTCAATGACAGTTTCTAAAGGTGAACATATTCATGGTATTAATATAGTTTATCATAGACAACCTAAAGGTTGGGCTTCATCCGAAGTCAGTACTGGTAGAAGAATGTTTACTGGTGGTACACGCAAAGATGTTATTGCAAAGACTCAAAAATTCTTATCCGATCCTAAAGAAGCCACTAATGCTCTTAAAGTCATTAAGGAGGTACGAGCAAAGAATGCTAAAGCTGGCATAGGTCCATCTGGAGAAACTATTGAATTATTTAAGAGCCGTGTAACAGGGGAATACACTACAAAGAAAGGAGTCCGTAAGGAAGGGGTAAAAGCACTTGCTAAAGCAGCTAAACCAGTTGGTTCTACTACATTAAATGCCTTAACTGCCTTTTCATTAATATCTCCATTTGTTGGAGCATTTGGATCTGTTGTACAGGAACAAAAGCGTGATGAAGAGAGTAAAGCTGCATATCCGCTGCATCCACCTAAGAAGAAGTCCCTCTTAACAAGATTTAGTGAAATGAAGAAGGAGGATTATTACCAAGCATTGAGCCATAGATTTTTTCCTGAAGAAATTTATGGAGATAAGGGCTATTCATCCCTAAAAAGGGTAAAAGATTTTAGACGAAAAGGCGGAGTACACTGGAGCGACCCAATCTAATATGTCTAGAAAAAAAGAAAGAGAATTATCAAGATTATTAGACCTTACCAGGCATAAGCCAGGTGGTTCTAAGAAAAAGCAAGGTACGGTAGCTGCTGCATTTGTTCAGGAGGATCTGCTACCACAAAAAGAAATAGTAGTAAAGGAGCAAGCACCTAATCTCGTCAAACCAAATATAAGAGTTACTAATAATGACCAGAAGACAATTTTAACTCGTGGACCTACTGGACAAGGTGGATTTAAATCACGAGAAGAATTTTGGGGTGGGTTTGATACAAGATGGCGACAAAGTAGAGAATTAGTAGCTGCAAGAGATACTCCTGATCCTAAAATAAAAACAGAGAAAAAATGGGGTGGAGAATTAATTACAACGCTAGACTTAGATAATCCTCCAATTGACCAAATTAGTGGAAAACCAATAACTGGTCCATATCAAACTGATCACCCTGTTCCTCAATCTATATTAAAAAGAAGAACTACTCATCCAGTTGGAGCAAATAAATGGCCTAAATGGGTACTTGATAAACATGGTCCAAGCATTACCATGAAACAAGCACGAAATATTAAAAATGAAAGGCGTGTACTTCAAACTACTTCACCTGAAAGCAACCAGCTTAAATCAAATAAGGGGTTAATGGATTATGACTCAGAGTTTGGTTGGGGTAATAAGGATAACCCATTGAATTATAAGCCGAAAGTACAAGCACAAAGATATCATGATGCTTTAAAGTATGCAGCGGAACAGACTGGTAAGCACATGATGACTAGAGAAGAGGGACAAAAATATATTCAAATGACTGGTAAACAGCCTACAGTTCCAGGTTGGGATAATCCTGAATTCAGTCCTCCTGCATACTTTCCTCCTACAGTTGGCAAAGATGCACCAAAAAAAATTACATCTCGCTCTGCTTCTATTATAACAAAACAACAATTAGTTTCGACTGAGACTAATGTATTACAAGCATCAGATCAAAGTAATACTAAGCCTAAGTCAACTATCCAGCCTAAAACAGAAGCTGCACCCTCAACTGCAAAATCTCTGGATAATAAGTCTGACTATGAATATTCAGCAAAAAAACAATGGCGCAGAATAGTGGGTACTAAAAAATGGGAGAAAGTTCCACCAGTTAAGAAAAAGATAGATACAAAGAAAACGACTACTGGTGAATATGAGTTCTCAAAAAAAGGACAATGGCGCAGAAAAATAGGAACAAAAAATTGGGAAAAAGTACCCAAAAAAAATAAACCTGTATCTGCGTTAAAAAAAATGTTCCCTGGTATTAATGCACCTAAACTTGTAAAAAATGATAAAGGAGTCCTAGTTACTGAACGAGTTAAAAACATAAAGCGTAAAACAAAAAATGAACGGTATTCAGATAGCGAGAGTTGGATGTGAGTAACGCAGAACGTGCTATATCAATTGCAGAAGCAATAGTTGAGGCAGAAGAAACTAATAAACTTCTTCAGTATGAGCCTTATGAATATCAAAAAAGATTTCATAATGCAAAAGACAGTACTGGAAAGTTAGCTCGACAACGCCTTTTAATGGCAGCTAATAAGACAGGAAAAACATACTGCGGAGCCGTTGAACTTGCAATACATTTGACAGGGATCTACCCAAACTGGTGGACAGGAGCTAGATTTAATAGACCAGTTACAGTATGGGCTGCTGGCAACACTACAGGTAATACAAGAGATATAGTTCAGGCAGAGCTATTAGGTGAACCAGGTGATCCTGAAGAGTATGGTAAAGGTGCAATACCTAGAGAACTTATTGTAGGTACACCTTTAAGATTACCAGGTATCCCAAATGCTGTGCAAAGCCTAGTTGTAAAACATAAATCTGGAAAGAACTCAAAATTAATGTTTAAATCATATGAGCAGGGCAAACAGCAATGGATGGGTAAAGCAGTAGATGTTGTCTGGTTGGATGAGGAACCTCCACAGGATATATACTCTCAAGCACTTCGGGCATCTTTGAAGTCTGGTGGACTTGTGTATATGACTTTTACTCCAGAAACAGGGATGACTCCAGTAGTTACTCAGTTTATGACAAAGCTAGGTAGCTCACAGGCATTGTTCTCTGCGACATGGGATGACGCACCTCATCTGAATGAGGATATCAAGGAAGAGATACTTCGAGCGTTGCCTCCACATGAACGTGAAATGCGTTCTAAGGGTGTCCCTGTTTTTGGTTCTGGATTAGTATTTCCTAATATGGAAGATCAGATCCGATGTGAGCCATTTGCTATACCAGAGTATTGGCCTCGTATCTGTGGTATAGATTTCGGTTGGGACCACCCTACTGCTGCCGTGTGGCTTGCATGGGATCGTGATACTGATGTGGTATATGTTTATGATTGTTATCGTCAATCTTCTGCCACACCAGTTATACATGCTGCTGCAATTAAAGAAAGGGGTGCATGGGTTCCTGTAGTATGGCCTCATGATGGGTCACAGCATGATAAAGGATCAGGTCAGTCTCTTGCAGATATATATAGAAAGCAGGGAATTAAGATGTTGGGAACACATTTTAAGAATCCTGGTGGTGATATTGCAATTGAACCTGGTATTATGGAAATTCTTCAAAGAATGGAAACTGGAAGATTTAAAGTATTTAATTACTTGAATGACTGGTATGAAGAAGTCCGAATGTATCATCGTAAAGATGGTAAAATTGTCGCAAACATGGATGACTTAATGAGTGCAACCAGATATGCAACACAATCATTACAATTTGCTTCTTTAAACAAGGAGAGTAAAAAACGAACTAGGAAAGCTATAGGATCTGGACCTGGTGAATGGAATTACTTTCCAATTGAAAAACATGTTTATGCATAGGAGATATTATGAAATTTAGTCTTGGAGGCTCATCAGGTGATTGGTGGGGTAAATTTGCAAAGAATTTTACTGATAGAGGAGGAGAAATCGGTAAATTTGGCAAAGGATTCACTACTAGCTTAAGCAATACTAGAGACTATCTTAGTGATCGAAGAACTGTTAGTGGAGATATTGGTGATATGTTATTTCATCAAAAGAATCCAACTGGTAGATTAAGTGGTGGACTTGACAGACTAAGCGAAAATACGATGGGATGGTCAAGACAACTATCACCATTATGGGAAGGTGGCTTAACAAAGCCAGGTGGTACATTTAAAGATGTATTTGGGAATGAAGAAGAAGGAGGTTTGTTGGCTATGTGGTCTGCCCGAGCAGGACACCATTTGTTTGGAAGGGATGTTTATGCTGATAAGGGAGGTGGTGGTTCTGGTGGAAGCGGAGCTACAGTCGATGATTCAGAAGATCCAAGTTTAATCAATCAGGGTAATTGGACTGCAGCTGCTCAGATTGGAAAGATAGATAGGAGGAATCTTGCAGAAATAAAAGCTGGTGGATACCATGATCGTGCAAAGACACAACGTGGTCGCCTTAATGTTAAAGATATATCATAAACTTAGCATAAAGAGATAATATGAAAGTATATACAGAAATCATCTATACATGGAATGAAGAAAAAGGTCAATTAGAAGAAGAATCCTCAAAATCCTTTGAATATCAAGGTGAAGTTAGTCAATGTCATAGAAAAACTTTCTTCGGAGTTTCACAAGCCCATTCACATGATGCTATAACAGAGGCAGCTTCGGATGTTTACGGTGATATAGAAGGTGGCGTACAGGATTTTGGTGAAACAGTA